ATAAGAATATAAAACTCTATTTGAAAAGACTAGGTCCCATTGGCGCGCCGACGGGACTCAGTCTTTCATAGCGAGCTTTTTTTTCCGTTTGAAATGTAAAAAGTCCATCTGTCAAGAATTTCGCCTTTTCGGACCCCCGCGCGCGCGAGCTACGCCAGACACGCCTCGCTGTTCACGAGTGCGTCTTGCAGATCCTTAAAACTAACCCGTCGCCTGTATCCCTTAGCCCCAACCTCTTCTGGTGGGTCTACTGCCACTAAGCCTAAACGTTGTCGCGCGCAGTCTAGCGCGAGAAACGCTGCGTCTGCTAAGTCTGGTGACTTGCCGAAGCGGCTCTTGAACTCTGCTTTAGATTCGAGTTTCACTTTGAGCGTGCCGGTTTTGATCAAATCGTAATCTCTCGAAGTGATCTCTTGAGCTAAGTCTGACGTAACGCCGAATAGCTGTTTTGTTCGCATTAGCTCTTTGCCGACAAACCACAGCTCGCCAACTCTGTTCGTGTAAAGCTCTTCGCCAGTAAGCTTGCTGTTCGCGCTCACACGCTTGTCAGTGGGCTTGCCGCCGAACTGGACGCGCAGTATCTGGTTGCTCCACTCGCCAGCTAGCACGTCGCAGAACGGCGAGCCAGCACCAGTAGCGTCTACTGCTAAGTGGTCTGGCGCGATGTTCAGCTTAGTGCAAATCGCTATCACTTTATGCGTGATCTGGTAAGTCCGTGGCACCGCTTTGTTCGTCGCGTCGTCGTTGATATTAAAAGACTCGCCCAACTCACACACGTAGTGGCCAGCACTGTTGTAGCCAACGCGCGCAGTATAAAGAATTGTCCGGTCGCCGCCAGACGTAAACGCCGGATCTAAGCCAGCAACCATTGTCGGCTGGCCGGCCCATTCAACTTTTCCCATTGCCCCACTATTTGTAAGCTCAGCTTCTGAGTAAACACTTGTCGTTTCGTCGCTGTCGAAAAACACCGCTCTGACCATTCGCATGTAGCCTCTGCTGTTTTCGCCCAGCAGTAGCCTGTCTTCTGCGAGCTTCTCTTCAGTCGGCATCCAGCCGTAAAGCTTCTTGCCAGCCATTACGTTCGGTGAGCGTTCGCCGTCTAAGCGCATATACCGCCCACCCCACTTCGTTTGCCATTCGTATGCGAGCATAGTGTCGATGCTGTCCCAGCCATCTTTCGGCTCTGACCACACGCCGAAAGCGTCAAAGCGTGAATTCGGATTTGCCATTCCGATTAGCTGGAAATACGGATTGTTACTCAAGTTGGAGATGCCAGCTTGAATGATGGCTTCACTAAGCTCGCTCAGCTCGTCGCCAATCAGAATGACTCGCTTCTGCTTCAAGCCGATGAACTTGCCAATTGCTTCTCGCGTCTTGCTCTTTTCCGCTGCAATGAGCGACAAGCCAGCACGCTCGATGAGCAAGCCGTTTTCATCGACGTATGCTGCGTTGCCGATTGAATCCCTAATCTTGATCGGTGCACCGTCGATCACAGACAGCAACGAAATAACGCTGCCCCAAATACGCTTGCGTGCTTCTCGTAGCGTCGTGCTTGTCATGAGCACGAGCGTATCACGCGGCTGCGACAGCCAGTTCACGATGCCCCATGCGGCCATTGTGTGCGACTTGCCGGAACTAGATGAGCCGCCGATTGCTAAATACTTGTTTTCAATTGCCGCGAAGATCATCTCTTCGGCCCACTGGTGTCTTACCATCATGTGTTCTGGCAGATCGTCTCTGTTCCACAACTCGTCGCAAATGCGCCAGAAGTAAAACTCTTTTGCGATTGCGCGCTTGTGGTGTGCAAAGCCATACAGCAGCGCAGTAAGTAAGCTAGTGGGCCTAATCAGCAGGCCGCCGACATCCATTTGTTTTGTTTTCGGATCGATGCGCGGCTCCAAAATCTTTTTTCTGCTTTTAGCGTTGCGTTTCTCGTTGGCTGTGCTCATTGTGTTTGCTATACAAGATAATTCAATGGCAAACAAGAGTAAGAAAAACCGGCCAATCGTAGAAAAAGCGCTAGAGTTAGACGCAACCGGCATGTCCAACGCTGAGATTTCGCGCCAGTTAGGCGTGCACTGTAATACTGTTCGCGGTTGGTTTAAAGCTTTAGGCATGCCGCCGAAGAAAATGGGCAGCAACTATTTACATGTTGCGCGCAGTGCTGCGAAGACAGAAGAGCGTGCCGACAAATTAGAAGAACTGGCGGAAGGGCTAGAAGACAATCTGGAAAAATTGGCGAGTGGCATATCCACTGAAATCAGACTCGCCGCTAGCGAAGAAGAAGACTATGCAATTGCTGATCTAGCAGAATGCCAATCGTCGCCAGCCGATAAGTATCAATCGTATGTTGCAGCAGCTGCAATCAAGATCATGCGCGATTCGATCAAGTCGCTCAGAGGCCCGAAGTCCATTCGAGAACTCAGCGAACTAGATCAACTTATCCGTAGAAATTTGGGCTTGAACTCTAAGACTTCTGGCGGCTCTGGCAAGATGCAAATTGATATTAGTATCTTGAACAACACGCTAGCGGACAGAGGCAAAGGAACAGTGAAAGAAATGCGCAAGACAATCGACGCAGAAATTCTACCGGCCAAACCAAATGATTAGCCGACTTGATTTCGACGGCAGCGCGCAAAAAGAAATTGTGCCAGTTTTGCTAGCTGGCATGAGCAGAGCGCTAATCGGCACAGTTGAGTCTTCTGACAGCACTTTGAAACTGTGCTACAGCTACGTGCTGCTGATCGAAGAGTTAGTCAAAGAAGGCTACAGCAAAGAAAAAGCAAAAAAAGCTGTTGACGAGTTGTCGTTAATCAAGTTTGATGGGTCTTCACCAGCGATATTGAAGTCGCTAGAATTATGACTGCTAAAGTAAATAGACTTCGCCACTTAGACTTGTTCAGTGGAATCGGTGGATTCGCACTAGCTGCAAAATGGGTAGGCGGCATAGACACGGTGGGGTTCTGCGAAATAGATCCGTGGGCGCAGAAAGTTCTAGCCAAAAATTTTCCGGATGTTCCAATATGTTCGGACATTAAAAATCTCTCAACAACACAGTATGGAAAAATTGATCTCATCACCGGAGGAATACCGTGCCAACCATTCTCAAAGAGTGGTAAGCACGGCGGACTCAGCGACGAAAGGTATCTCTGGAGCGAAATGCTCAGAATTATTACACACACGCGACCCGCTAAAGTGTTGGTTGAAAATGTTCCTCCAATATTGGTAAAAGCGAGCGACCAAATTCAAACCGACTTGGAAGATCAGGGCTACGCCGTCCAGACGTTTCTGCTTCCAGCTAGTGCTGTCGGAGCGAATCACGAGCGAAACAGATGGTTTGCCGTGGCTATGCACACCAACACTTTGCGATGCAGTGGGGAACAAAGGAAGATCAAAGAGGTTCCAAAGCAAGACGCCAACACCTTCGGAATTCATTGGCGGGAAGCCCCATCCGGAGTGGCTAGAATATTTAATGGGCTACCCAAAACAGTGGACCGAAACAGAGGACTAGCAAACGCTGTCGTGCCACAAGTTGCTGCTGAGATACTGCGCTGCATGCTAACAATATAACTCTAATGAACAAAACACTACTAATACTAAAACGGCTCATCGAGCTGCCTTTCGTGCTTGCGATCACGCTGACGATTGCCGCTGCGGTCTTTCTCGTTTCCACTGCAATAGCAGTATTTAGGCCAAAAGACGTGCGCTTTTCTGAATGGATCAACGCGACGCTCGAAGATTAAAAATTGAATTTTTTACTTGCGCTGCTCAGCAAGAACAAGTAAAACTACCACACGTTATGAAAAAACTATTCACACTCACCAGCTGCTTGCTACTAACAAGCTGCTCGCTCAAGCAAATTGTAGTTACCAGCACCGCCGGTGCGGTTGCTATTGGGGCCGAAGTTGTTGGCAAGAGCAAGCTAGATAATCCAGAAACAACCAAAGTAATTGAGAACATCGACACTACTGGCACGATCCGATCTTTAGGCGGCATGCTCGTAGACGACCGACATTTTCTGCACGTGAGCCATTGGCCCCATAAGATTGGCCAAACCATTACGCTTACTGGCAAAGACGGCAAGATTGTCACGCGAAACATTGTCTCTAAGACATTGATTCACGACGATCTCTCAATCATCGAAATCACACCAGTAGACTTGAACAACCACACGCTGCTGCCAATTGCAGCAGCAAAGTTGCGCGTGCCGACGACAGTGTTGCGTATTGTCAAAGAGCCATTTGGCACGATTGTAAAAGCAAAGAGCGACAAATATCTTTCGCTTAATCCTGCAAGATGGCAAATCAACTACGGTGATTCTGGCAAAGCATGGATTCAAGAACAGAACGGCAAGCACGTAGTAGTCGGCCTAACGTCAACGCAAAGGGGCACCGGACCAAACTTGCACAAGCTCTACACTGAGTTTAAGCAAAGCAAGTAGAAAATACTATGTTTAATAAACAGACACCAGAGATGAATCCAACTACTCTGATTAGAGTAGAGTTACCACATAGCGATTTCAGATATGACAGTAAGCAACTAACTGGACTATACTACAGAGTCATACCGGATAGCGCACGCGACGTTTTTTATATGCAAACTATACAATCCTTTATACCTGAATCCGGCGACGGCTTACTGGTGCGCGCAGACTTGATGCCGACTTATTATCGTAGAGACTAATGAGAATTTACCTAAAGCCATCGATCGAAGAAGAGCCGGACATCAATAACATTAACTCTTCTGTATGGAGGCTTTACGTTAACGATCAGCTATTTCCTGATTCAATTAACAGTCTAATGTCACTTTCAGATGCACACAAAGTATTGTGCAAACTATCAGAAATAGAAGACTTACTAGAATACTAGCTCAATGAAGCCAGAAAAACTAATACAAATACACGAGCAGACTTGCGCTTCTGCACTTAACGTTATGCGCAAAAAGAACAGCGACTACACCGGCGGCGAGAACGCGCCAGATGCGCTGTTGAACTTCAAAGCAGCAAGCTCGTTCGGCCTGCATCCGGTTACTGGCTTGCTGTTGCGCATGCAAGACAAGCTGATGCGCTTACACTCGTTTGCTTCAGACGGCCAGCTTAAAGTGTCTGATGAAACAGTGCTAGACGCTTGCGAAGATTTAGTAAACTACTCTATTCTATGCAAAGCGCTCTTCGTCGATGATAAAAAAAGTGAGCCAACAGCTAAAGAAGAAGTGCCAATGGGCTGGCTTAAATCATTTAACGAAGGCGACAAATGATCGTTGGCGTAGACAATGGACTAAACGGTGGCTTGTGTGCAATAAGTGCGCACGCTGGCGATGTCATACTCTACGCTGCGATGCCCACTTGTTTAGTGGGCAAGAAAACCGAAACAGACGTTCGTGCTGTGAAAGAATGGCTGCTTGAATTAAATACTGATTTTGTTCTTGCAATCGAAGAGCCGTTGCACTTTGCTAGAACAAGTCAAGCGATGCGCTCAATGGCGCTGTCGTTTGGCAAGCTGATTGGCATGAGTGAATCGTGTGGCTACGAAGTCGAACGCATTCAAGTTGCAGAGTGGCAGAAAAAAATGTTAGTGAAATGGGGTAAAGGACAAACGAAACAAGCTGCGCTGCGCGTAGCAAACAAGCTTAAGCCAGACGAAAGCTGGCTGGCAACTGCGAGAAGTCGCGTCGCACATGACGGCATAGTGGACGCTTACTTACTTGCTGAATTTTACAGAACAAACAAAACAAAATGACAAACGAACAATTCAAACCATTCGGCAAGATAGCGCGCCTATCGCGAGAAATGGTAATCAGTGAAAAAATCGACGGCACTAATGCTCAGCTAACTATCACTGAAGATGGCCAGCTACTAGCGGGCAGCAGAAATCGCTGGCTAACACCGGCCAGCGACAACGCTGGCTTTGCCGGATGGGCAGAAGATAATAAGAGCGAGCTACTAAAATTAGGAGTTGGCACTCATTTCGGAGAGTGGTGGGGCGCGGGCATCCAGCGTAAATATGGGCTCGCTGAAAAGCGGTTCAGCCTATTTAACACGAGTAGGTGGTGCGACAATTCAGAGAGACCTGAATGCTGCGGCGTAGTCCCAGTGCTATACAAAGGTATATTTGAAAGTGGCATAATCGAAGAAATGGTTGACCACTTGAGAATAAATGGTAGCGTAGCAGCGCCGGAGTTCATGGACCCAGAAGGCGTAGTGATTTTTCACGTAGCCGCGAACATGTTCTTCAAGAAGACGTGCAAAAAAGATTACGCGCACAAAAACGAAAGAAATGACAAACGATAATTATAGCGCTGGCTATAACGCGGCTACGTCAACCAAGCTTGAGAATGAAAATTGGATCTACAAATACGGCTACACGCTAACCAACGATTACCTAACGACGGGACTCTTTTACAGCATCCTGTTTGAAAAGCCAAGCATGGAAGAACACAGCGGACCAGACGACCTACTGTTAGCCATCTACAATGGAAGAAAAACACTCAACGACCTTTACCCAGAAACAACACAATGAAAACAGATAACGGACAATTCGACCCCAACAAACCCTTCACGACTCGTGACGGTGGAGAGGCTCATCTACTTGCCTCAGATATGAGTGGCATCTGGCATCCCGCAACGATGGAGGCGAAGCCATGAGCGAAACAAAAATATACAACTCACGCGCTGAGTTCGCAAAGCGGTCGAACAAGTCCACCAACGGAGTATCACGTGCGTTCGCAACAGCGAACACAAATTGGGTGTCAGACAACTCCTCAAACAGCGGGTGCTGGTGCTGCACAGGCTGCAAAGGCTGCACCGACTGCGACGACTGCACAGACTGCACCAACTGCATCGACTGCGACTACTGCAGATACTGCACCGACTTCATATCCTGCACCGACTGCGACGACTGCACCGGCTGCACCGACTGCGACGAATGCACCTGCTGCGCCAACTGCAAATACTGCGCCGACTGCAGATACTGCAAAGGTTGCACAGACTGCACAGGCTGCGACGACTGCACCTGCTGCGCCAACTGCAAATACTGCATCTACTGCTCAGACTGCTCAGACTGCAAAGGCTGCACAGAATGCAAAGGCTGCACAGACTGCAAAGGCTGCCACAACGGAGTCCGGCACGATGCAACAATGGAGGCGAAGCCATGAGCGAAACAAAAATATACAACTCACGCGCTGAGTTCGCAAAGCGGTCGAACAAGTCCACCAACGGAGTGTCACGTGCGTTCGCAACAGCGAACCCAAATTGGGTGAAGTCTAACTCCTCAAACAGCGGGTGCTGGGACTGCTCAGACTGCAAAGGCTGCAAATACTGCGTCGACTGCTCAGACTGCAAAGGCTGCACATACTGCACAGACTGCAAAGGCTGCAAAGGCTGCTGGGGCTGCACAGGCTGCAAAGGTTGCACAGACTGCACAGGCTGCAAAGGCTGCAAAGGCTGCACAGACTGCTGGAGCTGCAAAGGCTGCACAGACTGCACCGACTGCTCCTACTGCACAGACTGCCGCAACGGAGTCCGGCACGATGCAACAATGGAGGCGAAGTCATGAACAAACAAGAACAAAACACAGCAATAGCACGAGCTTGCGGTTGGTTGTTAATCCAGCGGTGCCCAACTGCGATAGGTCACGACACAAATGACGTTCTCCTTATGGGCGTAAAGGGTGATACATACGAACTACTGCCGGACTATACCAACGACCTAAACGCAATGCACGAAGCGGAAAGCACGCTTGATGCGAAGCAACTACAGCAGATGGCTGCGATGCTGTTTGCTGATGTTGACGGGCCGAGATTCCACGCGACTGCGTCACAGCGAGCTGAAGCGTTTCTTAATACAATCAGCAGCTAAGACCGACCATGAAAACACTTTACGCTAAGCAACAAGAAGCGCACGACTTCTTCTTACAACACCAGCTCGCCGGCAAAGCCACGCTTGACACGAGCGATGTCGGAACCGGCAAGACGATTGTCGGCTGCACGCTTGCCCAAAGCCTAAACCGGCCAGTAGCAGTAATGTGCCCCAAAGCCGTTATACCAGTCTGGCAGCGTGAGTTTGCGGAAATGGGCATTGAGCCATTGTTCGTGTTGAACTACGAGAAGCTCAAGACCGGCGGCACAAAGTGGGTAGATAAGATTGGCAAGAACATATACAAGTGGCAGCTGCCAGAAGATACGCTTGTGTTAATAGATGAAAGCCATAAATGTGCTGGCGCATATACTCAGAACGCGCAGCTTATGATATCGCTTAAGCAGCAGAACTACGCATTGCACATGATGAGCGCTACTGCTGCCGAAGACCCAACAGAGATGCGGGCTTTGGGCTACGTGCTTGAATTGCACTCGCTCAACAAGCCAGCTAATGGCCTGCGAAGCTGGTATAGCTGGATGATGTCCAACGGCTGCCACAGAGACGATTGGGGAAAGTGGCAGCTTACGCGGCGCGATGCGCTGGTGAGATTGCGCGTTGAGCTATACGAGCACAACGGTGCAAAGCGCTTAACAGTTGCCGACTTTCCAGATAGCTTCAAGCTCAACCGAATCTTCATCGAGCCAATTCAGTTCACGCACGCAGCTAAGATCAAAGCAGCTTACAAAGATGCGGGCCTTACGCCGGAGATCGTCGAGCGCTACATTGAAACCGGCACCGTTGAAGATGACAAGCACATGATCGTTAACATGCTGCGCGCAAGACAGCTGGCTGAAGCCCTTAAAGTTCCGGACTTAGTCGACATGGCCCGAGACTTAATGCAAGCGGGCCAGAGCGTAGTGCTGTTTGTAAACTTTACTGATACGCTAGAACTGCTTTGTGGCGCTTTAGCGTGCAAGAGGATAAACGGCAAGCAGAGCATTGCTGAGCGACAAGACGCAATCGACACGTTTCAAGCAGACGAAGAGCATTGCATCGTCGTGAACTCCGCAGCTGGCGGAACTGGAATCTCACTGCACGACATAAACGGCAACAGGCCGCGTGTGTCGTTGATTAGCCCGACGTTCAACGCTAAAGAATTTGCGCAGCTGTTAGGCCGCATACACCGCAACGGTGCAAAAAGTGACGCTTTGCAAAAGATTTTAGTTGCAAACGACTCCATTGAAACTATTGTGATGAAGTCGGTGCAAGAACGCATCACCAATTTGAAGACCCTACACCAATAAAACTATGAGAATTACACTAGAACCAACGCTCGAACACGTCGGAGAGCCGGAAACGCAGCACCCAAAAGTCAGTATTGAGATACCATCAGATGGCCTGTGCATCCAACAAATGTGGGCGCTCTTGATAGAACCAGCACTACTCGCAGCAGGCTATAGCGAAAGAACCATCAAAGAACCTAACGAATAAACAAATGACTACAGAACAACTAGACCAGATGATTGTGCTTCTTGCCGCCCTTAAAGCGGGCAAGGAGCTGCAATGGAAGGACAAGCTCTTACAATCTTGGAACGACACATACGATTTGTCGGATTACGAGATGAGCGACTTTGTCGCTAGACGACGAAGACTGGCGCGTTAAGCCAGAATTACCAGAAAGTATTTACGTTGTGTATACGGGCTCAATCTGGCGCAGCACTCACAAGTGCAGAGACGAAGCACACCATTACGCCTCAACGCTAGACGGCGCTAAGATCGTGGAATACGTAGCTAACGACTAACTACTATGAAAAAAGAACACATTGATAAAATAATCGAGCTTTTGCTTGCCGCAAAAGATGGAAAGAATCTGGAGTGGAAGCAAAAGGAATCCACTCAGTGGCTGCGCTACATTACTAAAGTTAAAGAAAATGATACCTGCATTGATTTGGAGTTGGATTATATTAACTTAGCAATCGAAGACTGGCGCGTAGCAGAAGAAAAGAAGGTCGTGTATATCATTTTCAATACTGCAGCTGGCGTGAGGGTGCTGTGGAACGTGTCAGAAACATTGATAGAAGCTGAGGAGATTGCAAGATTTCTAGTGCATCACGAGATCAAGAAATTCATTGAACTAACTGATGACGAAGCCTAACCACAGCACACGCGGCCACGCTGAATTCTCACCGTCTAGCCTTAAGTATGTAGCTGGCTGCGCTGGCTACGTCGGCAAGAACACGACGAGCGAAGCAGCTGAAAAAGGCACGCGCATTCACGAAGCTCTTGAAGTTCGAGATCCATCTGCGCTGCACAACGAAGAAGAGCTTGATCTATACGAGCAGATCGTAGTAATGGAAGCGGAGTTCATGAATAACTTCGGAGCCGTTCGCGACGAGCACAACGAGATTCAAGTAGACGTTGCACTTACCGGCACTGAAACCTACGGCACTTGTGACCGTTTCCTGATTCTTGAATCCGGCAAGCGAGCGGTGATGGCTGATTACAAGACTGGTGTCAGCCTCATTGACCCGCCAGAAAATAACTATCAAGCCAAAGCTTATGTGACTGGTGCGTTCCAGCAGTTTCCAGAACTCGACGAGATCGTCTTTGTCTTCTACGTGCCAGTCTACCACTCAGCACTGCACCACACGTTCAAGCGCAGCGACTTGCCAGCGCTCATTGCTGATCTCTCACACGTAATCAAAGAAGGCGAACGTGTTAGGCCAAAGTGGCTTAACGACAGTAAGCCAGATCTTGACGACCTGACCGCTACGCAATACTGCCGCTTCTGCGACAACGAAGACAAGTGTCCGGCATTGGGCGCAATCGTGCTAGAAGTAGCGCGTAAGATTGACAGCTCGCTGCCAGATGTTGACTTCGAAACCACTGACGATGCTGCTGTGTTGTGTCAGCTATTTGACATTGCGTGCATTGTTGAGAAGTGGGCAGAGCGGGTTAAAGCGCGCGCGAAAGCAAAAGCACTGGCGGGCGACGAACTGCCAACGCTGCAGCTACGCTCTATGGGGCGCAGCAAAAGCATTACCGATAACGTGATGCTCGTAAAAGTTGCAAAATCTTTCGGCTTAACGCTTGACGAGATTCTCGATTCGGTTACTCTCCCGCTCGCGAAACTAAGCAAGCTGGCTTCGTCCAGTGCCAGCAGAAAAGAAAAGAAAAGAATTGAAGAAGATTTTATTGACTCCTGCGAAGACGCGGGCATCGTAACAACCTCCGACGAACGATTCACACTCGTAAGTCGAAACTAACAAGAAACAAGAAACAGAAAAATACTACTATGAGCAAAACAGCTATTATGGAAAAACCAAAGCAAGACACGCAGCTTGCTAATGCGTCCGGACTCGTGATCACGAGTTCTGACATCGACATCCCGCGCCTGAATTTGGTGCAGAAAACTTCTGCCATCGACGGCGAAGTTGGCAGTCTAGTTCTGGACAAGCAATACATTCTTGCGGGTCCGGAAGAAAAGATCGACGCAGTAGTCATGAGTGCTACTAAGATGTGGCGCGAAGACATCCCGTTCGATGAAGGCAAACAGGGCCGTATTGCATACACTGAAGAAGAGGCCCGTGCAATGGGTGCAGACTCAGAGTATGAGATGATTGAGTTTGCTGACATCTGTCTGGTCTTCAAGCAGCCGGAAGGTGGCGACGACAGTGAAGCGTATCCGTTTCCTATTGGCGACCACCAGTATGCCTTTGGCCGCTTGAACGTAGCCAAAGATGCGTTTAGGCAAACCTACAAGCGTATCACTACGTTTGCTGCGTTTAATCCTTCGCTCTCGCTTCAAGCGCGAGTGTGGAAGTTCCACAGCGGAATGCTTACACGCGGTCGAAACAGCTGGTATGCGCCTTCTCTTGCAGTCGTAGCCAAAGGTGAGCCAGACCAAGCGCTCATCGAGTTCGTAGCACAATTCAAGTAAGCACTATTATGGAAAACGTAATTGACATTACTGAAGTGGACGACCAGCAGACGCTGCTCGAAGAAGTCCAGACTCTTACTGCTGCGATTGACCACGCGCAACAAGAACTGGACGGCAACCTCGTCGACGCCAGAACCGCTATTAAGCGCTTGACGCTTATCCGCAACACACTCGCCGATGCCTGCGACGCCGAAGCGACTCCGCTCGACGGCCAGATGGAGCTAGACCTGAACTAACAACAAAACCAATGGCCCGCACCAGCTCATAAAAGTTGGTGCGGGCTTTTTACTTTACACATATTATGAAAGATGCGGTATTAGACTTAGAGTCTTACTACGACAAAGAATGCAGCGTGATCACATTAGGCACGCGCGGCTACATGAACCATCCCGACTTCGAAGCTTACATGCTCTCAGTCGCGATTGACGACGGATTCGAGTGGGTAGGCAAACCAGAAGACTTCGATTGGTCGAAGCTCAACGGCTGCCACATTTGGGCAGCAAACGCAAGCTTCGACGAGACCATCGTTTTGGAAATGGTCCGCCAAAAGAAATGGCCAGCAATCGTTGGTGCGCAGTGGGACTGCGTGCTTGATGCTGCTCGCTACTGCGGTCTTGCTGGCAATCTTGCTGGCGCGCTCGAACAAGAGCTAGACATCAAGATGGACAAAAGCGTGCGCGACAAGATGAAGGGCAAGCGCTGGTCGACGATGACGCCAGAATTCCAGCAAGAAGTCACAGCCTACGCGCTTAAAGATAGTATCTACGCGCTCAAGCTCGTGCAAGCAATCAAAGATAAGTGGCCCGAAACAGAGCGCCGCATCTCACGCATGAACCGCTTAGCGTTGCAGCGCGGCCTGCCTATTGACGTAGCAAAGCTCAAGACGCAACACGAAGTCATTACGCGGCAGCTCTTCGAAGCTGAATCTGCGATACCGTGGGGCGGCGAAAGGCCATTGCTTAGTAGACCTGCTTTCGACGACGAGTGTCGCAAGTGTGGCATCGAGCCACCGGCATCACTAGCGAAAGACAATGTAGAAGCAATCGAATGGATTAAGAAGCACGGCCACACGCACAAGTGGGTTGGCTCCGTTTCGAACTGGCGGCGTATCAACGCGCTTAAGAAGAAGCTGGAATCGCTCGATGCGGCAACGCTTGCCGATGGTCGCTACTACGGTGGCATCAGATACTTCGGCGCTCACACTGGACGCTTTTCCGGCAGCGGTGGCAATCTGAACATGCAGAATTTGCCACGACAAGAAACGTTCGGAGTTGATTTACGCAAGTTGATTAGCGCAAAAAAAGGTCATAAGTTGATCGTAGCAGATTTGTCACAGATCGAAGTCCGCACACTGTGCTGGCTGGCAGAAGACAAAGTCACGCTCGCAGAGATTGCAAATACTGCAGACATATACGAAGCGTTCGCGATCCGGTTCGGCTTGTGGTCGAAAGACAAAGGCGCGCTAAAAGACGAAGACGAAGCATTGCGGCGTTTGGTAAAGGCGATTGTATTGGGTGCGGGCTACGGCGCGGGCGCGCCACGCTTTGCTGAAATGGCTTCGCTGCCGTTAGTAGAAGCTCAGAAAGCAATTAAGCTATATCGTACGCGCTTAAAGAAGGTGCCAGAGTTTTGGCGTAATCTAGACGAATCGGTATCAGCAGCTAGAAGTTTAGGAATTCCTTTCAAACTTGACTTACCCTCGGGCCGCGTAATGGATTACGGGCTCATCAAAACGGTCAAGCAAAATGGCAAATTCAGCAATGTTGCGCTCTTGAACCGAAACGGCAAGCGTTTGCCGATGAAGCTTTGGGGTGGCCAGCTCGCTGAAAACTGCCTGATTTTTAACACGCCAGTCCTAACCGAACACAGGGGGTGGGTGGAAATGGCTTCAGTCCGCGTTGAAGATCGCGTCTTTGATGGTGACTCCTTTGTTAGCCATGGTGGTTACGTCGCAAAAGGAAAGCAGTCGGTTATAGACATGCACGGAATTACATGCACAGCAAACCACGCGTTCCTTACGGAGTCAGGCAATTGGCTAGCCGCCGAAAAGGCTTGCAATCTTGAACTCAGTAAGGTAGCCTACCCACATGTCCAAAATAAAAGACAAAACAGGAATTGTGTTCGGAAGCTGCGTCGTTGTTGGTTTTCACGAAATGCACCGCAGGCCATCGGGGCACACCATATCGCGGTGGATCGTGAAATGCCAATGTGGTATGCACTCGATAAAGGAGCTGCCCGACTTGAAGACCACGAAGTTTTGCAGCAAGCAATGCGCGTTGTTCAAAGAGTATGTAGCAAAGAGGAAACGAACACACGGCCTAACAGCGCACCCACTATATGCAGTGTGGCGCTCTATGAACGACCGCTGCAGGCTGCCTTCTCATCAGGCTTGGAAAAACTACGGCGGTCGTGGAATAAGCGTGTGCGCCCGTTGGCAAGCGGCCTTCCAAAACTTCTGGGACGATATGCAGCCAACCTACGAAGCGGGATTGACTTTGGACCGGACCGACAACGGTGGGGATTACTCACCAGAAAATTGCAAGTGGGCTACGTGGTCGGAGCAGGCCAACAATACTCGCAAGAGACGCTTTTCGCGAAAGCTGGTGGAACGAGCATCTTCCAACGGAATCAAATACAGCACTATGGCGGGACGGATAAACCGTGGATGGACCGAAGAGGAAGCGGTAACACTGAAGCCTTCGTTCTCGAGGAAGTCGGCGACCTAATGAACTGTGGACCTAATTCACGGTTCATGGTAAGAAACAAAACGGGGGATACTTTCGTAGCCCATAACTGCTCGCAAGCACTTGCAAGAGACATCTTCTGCGACATGATGCTGCGGATCGAAGAAGCTGGCCTTACCATCCTCTTTCACGTTCACGACGAAGTCATTGTGGAATGCAGAGAAGAAGGCGCGGCTGAAGCACTTGCCACCATTGTCCGGATCATGTCTACTCCTCCTGAATGGATAAAAGACATTCCTGTTTCTTCTGAAGCTAAAATTCTAGCTCAATACACTAAATGACCTACCGCTATATCAAGAACCTGCGTTCCACAGCAGCGATCAAATCAGCTGATCTCAGCACAATTAAAAGCACTACACCGACATTCGCAAGCAAAGCAGAGTATCGTGACTGGTGCAGCAACGCTAAGACCAACAGCGTATTCTACAGCACACTCGAAGGCAGCGCGCCATCTAAGCGAATCAGCAACGACAATCCAGTCAACAAGATCTATGGTCTCGTAGCAGACTACGACGCACCAGTAAACTGGCCCACTATCAATGCGGATCTGACTACTAAGTGCAGCAACTTGCCAACATGGTATTCCGAAACACAGTCCGGTTATTTGCGGCTCGTATGGGAGTTCGAAGAACCAGTGCCAATTGCTCCGGAAATGTTCGAAGGGTTCATGAAGCACCTTTCCAAAGCATTGGGTCTGGAGCGTTTGTTTGCTGGCTTTGACGACAGCTCGTTACGCGCAAGCCAGTATTTTGCATTAGGCACAAAGTGGACCAAAGTCAACGGTGCCTTAGATGCTGCTGTTGTGCAGGCTACGCTTGTCAAAGCAGCGTGCGAAAGGCCGCCGCAGACAAACGACACGTCGATTCCGATTGCTGTAGTGGCGAAAGAAGTGGCGGACCGTTGGCCAACTCGTTGGGTCGGTGACTTCGAAGTTGGCTCACGCGGACCATTGTTTTGGATCGATGACGGCATTGATCGCGAAGGCTGCCAAGTAATCGAAGACGGCGTAGTGTGCTATAGCGAGCGAGCTGGAAAGGGCTTCATGAGCTGGCGAGACATATTCGGCGGTTCATTTGTTAAAGCCTTCGAGCAGCAGAAGCTTTCAAGCTTAATGGATGAATACTGGTTCAATGGCCGTAGCTATTTCAAGCTGCTTTACGGTGCTGCTGTGACGCTGCCGAAAGAACAGCTGGTGCTAGAGCTTCGTCAAGCGGGCTTTGCAGTGCGTGCGAAGAAAGGTCAGCCACTTTCAGAAGTGGAATCTGCGCTGCTTACTATTAGCAACCACAATCGAATCGATGAGATCGCACCAGTCGTCTTTAGTGCAGAGCGCATTGTCACATACAATGGCCAGCGTATTCTGAACTGTGCTAGCATAGATCCAGTAGCAGCAGACAGCGACGGTTCAGAAAGCAAGTGGCCGTTTTTGCATAAATGGCTGGAGCAGCTCTTCGTGGACAGTGGTAATACGAAGACACTGGATTACTTGTATGCGTGGCTCAAGCGCTTTTATTGCGCGGTAGTGGATCGGGAATTTGTACAGGGCCAAGCGTTGGTGCTCGTCGGCCCGACTAACAAAGGCAAGTCGTTGTTGTCGAACAAAGTGATCAGCGCGCTGGTCGGCGGTTATGCTGACGCTTCAGACTACTTGTCAGGTCAGACTCAGTTCAACAAAGACTTAGGCCGCGTAGCAGCTTGGGTCATTGATGACACGACATCAGCTGCTTCTTTTCAAGACCAGAGAAAAGCGACTGAGCTGATTAAGCGGAGCGTAGCAAATCCGCGTGTAGCTTATATGGCCAAGTATTCTGATGCACTTAGCATACCGTGGACCGGTAGAGTGATCCTATCATTGAACGAAGACAGCAGTAGCTTGTCAGTAATACCTTCTTTGGACTCATCGAATCGCGACAAGATAATCGCATTGCGCATACGTTACGGCGCAACGAGCGACTTTCCGCGCAACAGTGAACTCGAAGCAATCATCGAAAACGAGCTGCCACATTTTGCTAAGTTCTTGCTCGACTGGCAGCCGCCAAAAGAAGTCGAAGGAACCGGCAGATTCGGCGTTGTGTCCTATATCGACGAGACCATTGCTGAAGCGGCTTACGACAACAGTAGTCGCAGCGGAACTGCAGAACTCGTGGAGTTCTTTTGTAAAAAGCACCGCGAGCTCGATTCGTCGCAGACCATGTGGGTGGGCACTCTTACTGAATTCCAAGTATTGCTGCACGACCTGAACGGTGGGCGAAGTGTTGGTGATTCTAATAAGCTTGAGTTTGTGAGGCGCGGCATGGGTGCGCTTGAAGAAGCAGGCCGAAATAATCCCAAAGTTAGGCCAGTGGTCTCGAAAGGCAGCGGCGGCGGAAAAGTCTGGCGCATCGATCTGTCCGAAAAATACGACATCAAGTTCTAAACACGCACGTTGAAACGCAAAGCGGCGGCCTTAATTGGCCGCCGCTTTTTTATCCTTATGAAACGGACAAACAGTCGCGCAGCGAATCTGGCCTGCGCAAGCGTCTTATAGGCAAGTGATAGCCGTCGCTGAGATACTTGAAACCATCTGCTTCTGTGGTGCCTTTCTTTTTGAAGTGTTCTTCTTTTTCTACATGGTAACGAGTAGTCCAACCCAACAACCAAACCTTCGACAGCGAACTGTGAACGCGCGTAAAGAAGTAGATGTCGGCTGCTAGTGGCTTGTTTGGCCTGCTGTTCACGCTTGCAGCGTAATCTAGTTTTGGCTGCCCGCCGCACGACTTAGATTTGATGTCTATGTTCTTGCCGGCAAGTTCGTAATCATGCGTGTAAGACTGGCCCCCGACGTATGCGGCTTCGGTTAGATACTTGCCGAAAGCCACTTCACCCAAAAAGCCAGTCATTCTGCCGTTTCCTCTAGTGAAAGAGCCAGCCGTAACACCCAACGCTTGTGACCGTCCGAACGCTTCCGCAACGTCATCTGGTTCTGGTGTAAACAAAACAAACCGGTCGTTGAGTTGCTTGAATTGTGTCATAGTTACTTTAAATAACTCATGCACGCATCAGCGTAGACTTGCGCTAGCTCGTGCTTAGCCCCGCTATACGTGGCCCAATCGTCTATGTTGGAACCAAAGAATGGTTCACATATAATCGCAGGACACGGCGTCTTGCGCAAGTAGAGTGAACCCCTGCCACTGCGATCTACCGCTTTGATTCCTCTGCTTTTTGATTTCGGAAAGATCTTTGTATGCGCGCGACTGAAACACTGCGCTAGATCACGGCCTTTTAGTGAAGTGTAATAGTAAATGTATTCGTGACCATTGGCTTCTTTAGCTGCTGAGTTGAAATGCAACTCAAAGCAAAGCGCTGCCCCCAGACCACGTAGCCGTTGCCCTAACCACACGACACTGTTCATGTAGCCGTTTCCTTTGTAGTGGTCTATCAACACGACGTTGTAGCCAGCACCGCGCAAGATGGTATATGCGCGGCCAGCAACTTCCCGATTAAAGGACCACTCGTCTTCGCCGACGATACTTTCTGCGCCGTTGTCACCGGCTCTGCTGTGGCCTACAAGAATAGCAATCAGGTCTTGTGGTATAAGCTTAGCTGGCGCTGCTAGCAGCGCCACTGCTGGTGGGTAATCGTAGCTAAATAGTCGCTTTAGAAATTGTAGTAAACGCTGCATAATTTTACTTAGTGCCAATGATAATCGCTCGTCTGTAGCTGTATTCGCTGTGCCACTTCTGGCCTCTGCCGGTAATTACGCCTTCTACAAACGTATAACGCATACCATTTACCATTGTCAATGTAGGTGGATCATAAAGCGCGCTCTCGTTTAAGTCGCGCTGCGATTCGTTCGATGCGCAGCTTTGCAGCAGGACTGCCATCAGCAGCGAGCTTGTCAATTTCGTCTTCCAGTCCATAAGTGTATGTTCTATGTCTCCAGCTGGCATAAGCGATGTAAGCCTCTAGCGCAGCTTTAAGTGTTGGCAGCATCACTTCTTAGCTTTGCCAACATTAAGTGCTAGCCAGTTTACCACTGGATAAATATACTTGCCGATGAAGGAGTCATCAGCTGGAGTCGGCGTAAGAGCAGCAATTGCACTAGCGGCAGTAACGATTGCGGTAAGAACCGAAATGATGTCGATCAGATTGTCTGAGATGTAGTTGAAGATAGTCATTGTTTTTTTCGAATTAGTCGGATTAGAGAAATAATAGCGATTGTTAGAAAGACAGCAGAAGACGTAAATCTTACGCCCCACTCTAGCTGCTCTTGAAAAGTGGTTACGACACTAGCTATTGAGAAGCTAATGCCGGAAGCTGTGTGTGCGATATCAGTAGAAGTCATAGTAGTAAATTTAGAGCATATTTTGCATGCGACTGGCTCCGGCAAAAGGGTCAATGGTTAGCTTTGGCTTAGCAGGCCCAGTCGATGTGTCGATTTCTTCTTCGAGTAGCTGCTTGCAAATTGACCAGTGGTATTGTGCGCGTTCGAGATCGGCGTTATCTTCAGCGGTCATAGCCAGCAAAGCGTGTTTGATTGCGTTGAGATTTGCCAAATACACTACGTCTGCATTAGTAAGGACTGGTTCATACGCTCGTTTAAGTAGGCAAGATACGACGACAGTGTTGCTGTCATTCGAAACGCGGTAGCGCCGATAGCGGACAGTCGTGTCGCCTCTTGCGATTGCGAGTAGTGCGCTTATAGATTGAACGGCTGTAATTCGGATATAAGAAGGCACATCAGTAAGCACGATCTGCTCTACGCTTTTAATGCTATATTCACCTGCAAGATTTACTGAAGACTGCCCGTTTAGTGTGACCACACCCACACCAGTAGTGCCGTTGGTGCGCGTGAAAGAAATAGTTACTGTGCCAGTAGTGGGCAAGTTTGTCACTGGCACTGTGGTGGCTTGTGGCAGTATCCATATTGCGCTGTAGTCCTCAGTAGCCGGCAGAGTTGGCACGGTATTTAAAGTCGGCCTGTAGCCGTCGTCGACGATGCCGAAGCTAGCTGGCACACTGCCAGTAATGCCAACAGTGCTATAGTCTTGCCAGCGCGCAGAGATGTTTACCGGATAGCCGTTGACAGCAGCTTTGATTAGCGAGTCTGCCCAATGGGGCAAAGTAAAGTAGCCAGAACTCGTTTCTACTTGGTATTCTTCTTTCAGGTCTCGCCAGTAACCCATCGAATACAGGCGCGGCATTACAAGATTCAGGGTCGCGATGAAGTTCGCATCGGGCCGAATATACGACGATAATGATTTAGAAATAGAAGACACTGTCAGCGCTGACATGCAAGAACCATACGCCGGCCATTGCTTTAAGTCAATGCTACGGCAAGACGTTAATTGTGATGATTGAGCCTGAGCCTGAGCTCGTTCTAGCGGGTGATTGTAGCCAGATATGGGCTCCACAAGCGTCGATATCTAATGGCACTAACACGTTAATTACACCACTATCTGCAATGGCTGGAGAAGAGCTGGTCCACACAACATTGGTGCCAGTGGCATCTTTTAAATAAAGCGTATAATGAGCTGTTATTGGGGCACCCGAATTTAGCGTAACATCCAACGCTACTGTTACTGATTTTCGGCAGCATACTCCGAATGATACGCGACCACCAGTTCCTTCTAGCACGATAGAAGGGAATGGATGGTAGCTTCCAAAGGTCCCCCCGATTGAGAAGTCTTCGGCATCAGTCCAACCGGTTGGCGCAACAACGCATCGAGCGCCGTTGAATAGCTCAATAGGAGATATTAAGTGGGCGAATATCATACTAACGGGCTGACCCATTTAAAGATTTTAATACGCTCCGTAATCGGCGCGCCACCCGATGTTAGCGGCGGGAGGCAGATGTCTACTGTTATTGCTACAAACTCTCCCCACGATGACCACGGCGCTATTTCAAAGTTTGCAGTCTGGTAGATGTCCGTAACCACTGGTGGGCTGTTGGGCGGAATAGAAACTTTAAAGAGCTTGCGGATTTCAAATTTCAATCTAGTGGGATCTTTCACTAGCGGCTTGGCAGCATCATATTCCGGATCAAGTGTGTCGTAGGGCCAGTAGTCGTTAACTACGTTTGCTGCCCCTTCCGACATAGCCAAAATACGCACGCCGTTGGTTGTGATCGCGCGGTTGGCCCCGCGATCTATCTGGCACACCGCAACTTGACCATCCGTAATAAACAACTTATTAGGAACTGCTGCGTTTAGTGGTGTGCCGTCTAGCTTTGGCATGTGCATCGAAAGCGATGCCACAGCCGACGACGCTGTCGGCGCGGCAATGTCGGGCTCCCAATGGGAAATAGCGTAGCCTGCGTTTATAGTAGCTTCCCAATTTCCGTTGGTCTCAGTGAAAGAGGAAGGCTGAAAAGGGTTAACATCGCCACCGCCGCCCAAAGGCCAGTGGACATCAGTTGAAACAAACTGCTTTACTGGCGAATCTGTCGTGTTGCCCAACAGAATAGAGTAGCTGCCAGTAGCCGCTTCATATTTAGTAGCTGTGAGCGCGAGTTCGCAAGTGTCAGCAGTGACTACGCCATCGGCATCGGTCTTCCATTGTAAGAAGATGTCGCCAATACCATTAAGAAAAACCATGCGCTCTTGCGATCCGTTGTCCAGCGCGCCAGCAAAGTTGGTTGGCGTGGTAGTTATTGGCAGGCCAGCAGCATCTAGCGAGATCAAGCAGCCGTAATTCACGAGCGTCTTTCCGTCAGCTTTCTGCAAAAAGAAAGGGAAATGCTTAATGACTTCGGCATCGCCCGCTATAGTAGGCTGCACGAAGCGCGATGGCATTGCGATGTAGCCACCGAAAAGGCCATCTGCTGTAGCAATCGAAGAGCCTCCGCCCAATGCCGCGCTTCTCTTTAACGCAGCGTCGTCGGCAGCGTCGTCGGCAGCATCGTTAACCGGCAGCTTGATTAAGCCTTCTTTTGCGCGCCTGTTGCTAGTGGCTGGCGTAATACTAGAGGTCCCACCATCTAAGCGGCCCTCTTTTGCGCGTCGGTTCTTGGCCATTAGATTGCGGGCGGGCTAACAGTAGTTGTTTGCAGGATAAAACCGCCTCTTGCTGGCCGGATCTCTGAAGCAGCCACATGAGATATCCACGATTGCTCAGCAGTAGCTGCAAAGGTTCTCTCAGAGCCAGTAGCAAACTGGTAAGTCGGGTCGTTCGTGCCTACATTCGCGGTCAATTTGATCTCAGCGTGTAAGCAAGCAGGGATGTTTAAGCTGAAAAAGGGACAAGAGTAAGAGATGCCAGTGGCTTTAAGGCGAAATGGTATGACGTTTCCAAATGTGGACTGCGACCATGAGGTAGATACTGTGGCCGCAGTTGGCCCAGAATACTCTTCGGGCTTGAACTCGTAAGATGGTGCGACGAAGATTTGCGAATTGTGCTTAGTCCAGCTGGCTAAGTGGAAGTTAAGCAATACGGGCGGCCACGAGTAGTTGATCGTAGTGGGATAAGTGGGCATGCTAAGCGAGCCAAAATTAGAGCCGATGCCAGCGGTGTAAAGGCCAGCGACCACTTGCTTTGTGGTGATCGCAAACCAATTAGAAGTAAGCTGCGTGCCCTCTTTAACGTGCGCGTAGCCAACGGTCTGAGTAGTAATCGGAGAGCCAGTCGAGCTAAGCACTGCAATTTGCCAGTGGGCATTTGCCGGATCATTGAACAGCAGCTCCACAGCGGTAAGTGTGGTTAAGCCACTTTTTTCAGTGTATGCGCTAATCTCTTCGCCCCTGTAGTGCAGCGTTGTTACTTCTTTCAAGAGGCGCTGTGACAGTTCGTCGAAAGAAAGCGAAGTGCTCTTTGTCTTCTTGACGTAAGTTCTCAGCTCAAGAATGTAAAGTCCGTCGATGATAGGATCGCCGGTCTGCCGCTGTTGTCGTTCTGCTAAGACATACGGCGTGTTTGTGAACTTGCCAACGGGAACGTCGGCCATCAGCGCACCCATTAGCACTGAGTCCGGCACGAACTCCGAACGGCGGGTGATGTAGTTGCGCGACACTGAATCGAACTTAGTGCCGCCGATGTCGGCTTGTGCGTAGTTCCAGTTGTCGTCGTCTTGATTGAGCTGGTCTGCTGCGTAATAGTAGCGGTAAAACAGATTCTGGTCGTCTGCTGCTGCGACATGCACTAAGCGGTGCAGCGGCCACTTGATGTTATCAGGGTGAGAAGTGCCGTATGCAGCTACTGCGGTGCCGCTGCCAGCGAGCTGCTCTGAGTCCACAGTTTCGTAGAAAATAAAATCGCCTACAGTGGGAACCGGAAACGTGATATTCCTTTGTCTCTGTGGTGCAGGATTAGGCATAGCCGCCGGTTAAACGTATTTAAATTTACGGTAGACTTTAAGCGCGAACTGGTTTGGCGTAGTGTTTTCTAGCTCGCCAGCGTCGATAAGCTCTTGAATCTCTGCGAGCCTCTTCTTGTCGGTGCTTGATTCGGGATCGAACTCGCTGCCGTGGACAGTGCTGAACAAGTCTTCGGCTGCTGCGGCTGCTGCGGCTGGCTCTTCGGCTGCGGCTGCTGGCTCTTCGGCTGGATCTTCGGCTGCTGCTGGCTCTTCGGCTGGCTCTTCGGCTGCTGCTGGCTCTTCGGCTGGCTCTTCGGCTGGCTCTTCGGCTGCCACTACTTCGTTGCTGGCACTTAGTCCGGCTTCGATTGTTTCTTCAAAAGATTTTTCGTGCTCGTCTTCGTTGTCCGGTGTTGCTTCCATCATTAGCTTGTGTAGGACGTCCGGCGTCTGGGCCAGCCGAGAAAACTTCGCCATGAAGTCTTCATCGTCTAGTAGGCTGGAGTCGTTGTCTTGCATGGCAGAAGACTAATGCTGTGTGCTAGCGAAGTCAAGCGCGCAAAAAGAAACGGCCAGCTTGCTCGTTAAAGCAGCTGGCCGTAGTGTGCTATCGGTTAAGCTTACGCAGTAGTTGCCGCATAAGCAGGCGAATCGCGCTTGAAGAGAATCACGAACCCGAAGTCAGTCTTGATTGGCTTAGTGGCGCTGGACAGAATGCCCCTGAAGAAACCAACAGTTCCGTCTGGATTAGTTGCTTCGTTCAAGATGTTAGACCACTTGAAGTCGCCACGATAGCTTACTGGATTGAACACAACCCCATTAGATCCACTAAGAGGATTAGGGATCTGGGATTCGCAAACGTCCGGATGGATAATGAATGCGGCTTCAATCGGCGCAGACTCATAATCAACATTGTCGCTAGTGACACCAGAATTAACTTTGTAAGGCTGAATTCTGGTCAATACTGTGGTGCTACCCGTACCAGCAACAGTGAACCGTGGAGCAAGATCGTCGATCATGTGGTAGAAACCCCTGAAGGCTTTCTCAACGCCCAATGGGGCAATGAGTTCACTGACTCTCGAGTTGTTGTAACGGATGTCATCGCGTTGACCGGCTTCGGACGTGAGCTTGTAGCTCATCTCAGAAGAGCCGCAGATCGCAAACACTGGTCGGCCATTCTCGCGGCCATAAGCGTTAGTGCCTGCTCCCTTACGAATAAGGTTGTAGTAGCACTTGTCGAGCACAGCGTTGGAGATGTTGGCAGTAGGTGCGGTATAGCCCAATGCGCCGAGACAGCCACTGCCAATTCCAGTTAGAAGTTTGCCCTCAAAGCCAGTTTGGATTGCAGTGCCGGCGATAACACAGCCGACATAAGTATCCGCCACAAGCGAGTATTCGTCGCGATAACGGTTTTCCCACGTGTTGCGGGTTGACTCAGTCATCGAAGTCATGATGGCTTTAAGCTGGTCTTGGCGATGAGCGGCAAAACGAAGGTCTTCCAGACTGATGCGCGGAGACTCAATGAATGCAGTTAGCAGCTTGTAAGACTTAAGCTTCTTGCTGAACTGAATGTATGAGCGTTTGCCAGCTACGCTGGAACCACTAACGCTGTCAAGCGAATCCTTAAGTGCTTGGTCGCTTAGCGACGTGTTAAAGTTGTTAGCCGATGCGTTGGCGGTGCCAACGTCGGTCCAATTAACACCAATAGTATGGCCTGCTGTATCAGTAGTAGGTAGCGCTCGGTCGTAGACTAGCGTGGATTGCTGGTAGCCCATGCCATCGGCAAAAGCAGTTTGCTTGATCATATCAAGCCACGGCGAAACGTGAAGCGTGCGGGAGTAGATGTCCCCACCAATGCGGTTGGCTTCTTCGGTTAGAAGGGTGTTGATGGCAGTAGTGCCGGTTTGTAGACTAAAAGTAGACATAGTTTAAAAAAGTAAGGGTTGGTATTGCGGGTTTTAAGGGCGATACGGGTTCTAGAACTGATTTAAATGGTCAGAGCAACCAGCCGGATCTATGTGAGTAAATGGAACAAAGCCCATACAGACTTGACCTGTAGAACTATTTAATGGCTAGAGCAACCGGTCAAAACTGTTGTATGGGCTAAGTAATATACTACAATTTGAATTATGTCAAGCAGCTACTTTAGCGGCCCGCAAATGCGGACTCAATAGCTTCGCCAAATGATAGGCCCTCTCTTGCAGTAGCGGTGCGAGCAGCAGTAGAATCATGGCCGCCGGCTTTGGGCTCTGCATCTTCGTAAGCAGCGAGCCGCTCAGTAAGCGCTTCTGCTTCTTTGCGCATAGCCGCATATTCTTTCACAATAGCTGGAAGAATCTTAGCTGATACGGCATTGAATGCGTAGTCAACGGGATGAATAACTGCTGGATCAGAGTTCGCAGCTGCTTCTTGAATTGCTTGTAGGTCGAGTCCATCGATTGTTTTGATAAAGGGCAGCTTCTGTTGCACACGCTCAATGACGTTTCGGGTCACGTTCGCACGAGTGGCCGCTCTTTCGGCAGCATCGGCTTGTGTTTTCTTCTCCTCAGAGAGCTTAGCTTCAGCTAAAGCTTCGTCTGCGTTTTCATAAAGTGATTTGCGGCGCTCTACAATAGGCGTAAGGTCTTCCATTAGGCGGAAGACTTTGGCTTTGTCTCTGTCAGAAGCATTTGGCAGCAACTCATTGAGCTGTTCCTCTTGCGCATCTGCGTCGCTGAGCGAAAGAATCTCCGTAAGCGCGTCTTTGTCGACGTCGTATTTGTCCGCGATTGCGTCTGCTTGCGCGATCAGCGCAGCAAGTGGCTTCGAAACGGCTTCTTTATAAGCATCAGTGGTCTCCAACGACGTAAACATCTGCTTCTTTTCATACTCTGCAACACGTGTGCGTAGCGATTCTGAGTCGTTGCTCTCCGCTTTGCCAGTAAGCTCTTCGATCTTAGCATCATATTCTAGCTGCTTCTGGCGCAATGACTCAAGTTCGCCGGAGCTGGACTTGAGTTCGGCTTTGAGCTTCTGGAAACGGGCGGCTGCTTTTGGCGTCCAGTCGTCGCCGATGTCGTCAGTTAGGTCTTCAATCGGATCGGCGTCTGCTGCTGCTGCTTCTGGTTCTGCTGCTGCTGCCGCTGCTTCTGGTTCCGCTGCTGCTTCTGGTGCTACTGCTGCTGCTGCTGCTGCTGCTGGCGCGTCGAGACTAGCGAAGGCTTGGTCTAGCGCTGACTCGAAGGACAGGTTGTCGTCGAGCGAGAGATCAGGAATTACATCTGCGGGTTGTTCTGTATGTGGGTCCATTCGTTTAGATTAGCTTGTGTTTTTGTATCGGTAAGTTTCGTCAATCTTTCAATGTCTCTAAAAGCGTCGTAGTAGCCAGCAAGCCAGTTGGCCCTGTTTACTGTAAGCTTGTCTGCTTGCATGATGGTTTCGCCGGTCAACAGCGAAGTTTCTTTGAGCGTTGCAATAGCCACGCGATAAGTTTCCGAAGAAACAATCTCTCGCAGCTCGTCGATGGCTGTAAGGTCTTTTTGCCAGCGCGCAAGCGGAACCGGCAAAGTCGGTCTTTTGTTAAACATAAATCATTAAAGCGCGTTAGCGCCTTCTTCTCTGAATGATAGGGCAGCTTTAGCGTCACGTAAAGACCGGTCTTGCTCGAACTGCTTAGCTTTGATGGCCATGTCCATGTCGGCTTTCTCTTGCGCGATCTTAAGCTGCAACAAGTGCTTCTCGTATGCCGGATCGACTTGCTGTTGCTGCTGTTGTTCTGGCGCGTCTTCGCGATTTGCCGCTTCAGAAGCTTTCGTCAAGTTGTTAATGATCTCTTCTGCGTATTGCAACTGCTGCTTCGCTTGTGCAGTAACAGTGGCAAGTGCGGGATCAGCAGCAGTAAACGCAATGGTCTGCGCGATGTGCTCGTAGAGCGCCGCTACGATTGGCAAGAGCTGCTGCGGTTCCATTGTGCCAGCATTGTAAGCTTCAATGAGCTGCTGCATCGCGGGCATGTGGACGGCTAAGTGCTTGCTGTGCAACTCGTTGCTAATAACTGGCACTGGCTGGCCGTTGAACAGCTGCTGGTTTTCGAAGAAGGCAATCTTGTCGTCTACAGTAGGCCGCTCTTGATCAAGAACTGGCGCGTAGCGATCTGCTAAGTCGTGGCCAACGCGGGTGCTTACGATGTCGCGCGTCAAGTTGCGGCGGCCTACGTCGTCGAACTGTCCGCTGATCTGCTGCAATTCGCGCAAAGCAACAAGCCGGTTTGCCATTGACCCGTTGCCAATAGACCGAACCGCTTTCGTGCGAGTAACGTCCATACGCTTGATGAAATCTTCTTCGACTCCTCTTGCAGCACAGCGCTTGAAGAAGTCAGTGACACGCAAATCGCGCTTCTTCGTAGTTACTACACGCCGCACCATCTCGCGCATTAAGCGGTTCCAGCTGGCGTAGAAGAGATTCAGCGAAGCGCCGGACAAGCGCGTAGATACGTCGATGTCGGAAACGACTTGCATCTCATTGCGATATGGTGACGACTTATCCGGCCCATAAGACGAAACAGTGTCGGTGTTCTGCTGCAGCTGGTGCGTGATGTCTTGCAGTGCTGGTATGACAGAACGGGTCAAGTCCGGCAGCGCTTTCTCAATGATCTTGATATTAGGCGACAGAACTGAATACGGGCCGTATGTCGTAAAGCTAAGTTCTTCGAGCGCCCTGTTGTTTTCTGGCTGCAACAGCACTGACGACGCAAGCATAGCTCCGTCGATCTGCTGGCAACGCAGCCGGTTGCTGGTCTGAATGTGATTAAAAATGCGCTGGCCTAAGCCTCTGACAGAATGGTAAGTGCCGTTTGAGCCGACGCCGAATGAAAAGATAATGTAGGCTTGCTCTGGCGAAGAGTAACGTGAGACCTTCTTATACAAGAAGTCTTTCGGATCGTCTTTTGCTGAAATGAAGTGGCTCACAGTGCCATCTAGCTCGCGAACCCAGAAGTGCAACACTTCAACGGTAGGATTCTGGATGCCGGCATGAATGTCGTTGTTCTTAAACTCCGCTTGAAGTGACTCGTAGTCGTCAACACGTCCTGCAGTGCGCACGTTTTCGCTCATGACGCGCTTAACTTCGTCAACATTCCAGCCGACTTTCGTAGCCGCGTCTTCATTTCGGATGAAATTGTAGAGTTCGTGCAAGTGGTATTGGCGGCGGCCCACTGCAATGTCGATTTCTTCTTCAGTTGCTGGCGTTTGACGCGGAATAAGCAAGTCCGAAAAGCCAGTAACACGAAACTTCCACTCTTCTGGCGAATCAAAATACGTGATTCCGACGCCGTGTTTAAGGAAAGTGGTGCACAACCGCAAGTAAGAGCTGTGGAATTCGGGCCAGCTTCGAAAGAGATTGGTCAATTCTTCGCCGACAACGTCTTCTTTTACTACTGCTTCGTTCTGTTCGCCGCTTGCGGCTCTGACTTCGACTAAGCGTTCAAGCGAACTGTAAAGGTCTACGTATGCAGAAAGGCTCACGTCGAGCAGGCGTTGTGCTTCGCCGAAGTTAAGATTGGTCTTCATCGACTGGCCAGATGCTGCGAGCTGAGCAGCGTCATAAGGCGCTGCGCCGTCGAACATAGCGTCGATTCGAGACTGGTTGATTGCGCTCTTCTCGTTGGCTTTCCAAAGCGTAAGAAAGATCGCGTTCGCTGACTTAACGTCTCGCAAACGTGATACAGTTGGCTTGCCCTTTTTGTCCAGCGAAGATAGATCCAGACCGTCAAGTTCAGATAAGTCGTTCATGTGTTGCTGGTTAGAGTAACGGGCAATGCTTAGATGTCAATGGTTTGGGGCTTGCGCAAAAGTGCAAACGCCGCTTGAGTGATTTGCTGGATCGCGTTGCCAGCGATAGCTGGAGCGAGCAATGCACCGTATGGCAGCGTTTTGTATTCTTGGATCTGCAAAATCGCTTTGCCATTGGTGCCAACCTCAATTACCGATGGTTCGGGCAGAGCTCGAATGGTGAGCATTTGCGGGTATCCGCCAGCGTCGTTGATCGCGTTATAAATGTTTGTGTATTGCGCGATTGAGGCGGAGAAGAATAAAAATCCACCGGAATCAATAACGTCTTGTTCTAGTGGTGTCAGTGGTGGTGTTTCAGGCATGGTTTTAGTCAGTTGCGATTAGAGCGGCGTATGCGTCAGCTTGCTCAGCGAGGGAGAACGCGCGGTTGACGACGGTGGCGACTTCGTAGTCCGCCTTCATCGGA